CTCTCTTTTTCTTTCTTTTCTGGGGGATTATAGGGGGTAATAGATAGGGGGTTATAGGGGGGAAGGAAGAGGGGGAAAAAGGGGGCGGTTTTCTTTCTTTTTCTCTCTCCCGGTTTGCTAGCATTTGCTAGACTTTGCTACATCGCCGCCTACTGTCGAGCTCTGGCTCGGATACGGCCAGCCGTCACAGCCTGTTAAGCGATACACCCGTGTGGGTTGTCAACCAAGAAACATGTTGATAAAAAACTGCTGTCCTTTCCCCGTCACCTTCGGAGTCTTGTTTACTGTAACGTGCCCATCTGCATGTGTAATGCTGGTTTCCTTGATTTCAAACAGGCCCAATTCCATCGAGCGCTGTGTGGGCATGTTGTAATCCGTGCCCTCTCTGCGGATCAGATATCCGTTGTTCCGCATCCAGTCAAAGAGACGGTTCTGCCCAGTGTCCACCCCATTCTGCTTGAGGAGCTTTGCCAGCTCTCCAACCAGTATGGATGTATTGGAGGCAGCCACGGAGTCCGCAAATAGCACCTTCGGCCGGTTGGTCTCCTTCTCCGCCTCCAGCATCTTAATCTTTCGATCTGCTATCTGGAGCGCACGGGCCATTACCTTTTCCGGGCTATTCCAATCCTTTTCCAATTGGAGGAAATACTTCCGGGCAATCTTCCCCTTCTCGTTCCGCTGTAGCATGCAGATCTCCTTGGCCATATCGATAGAGACGGCGGCATCTTTCATGCTCTGAGGGCCGCCAGCGGGGTTATGGACAAAAATGTCCGTGACTGCGTAATCCTCATTTTCAGCGAATCCATATTCGCACATACGGGGAAACCACTTGTGGTACGGTGTTTCTACCTCTAGAAACTCGTGGAGTTCCCGCGCTGATACTGCTGGCTTTTCGCCGCTAAAGTCAACTTTGATTAGTTCGTTCATGTAGATACCACCCTTTCTGTTTTGCTTCCCACCTTTATGTTGACTCAGGGCAGGGGAGTAAGGTGGCACCTCCCTTTTCGGCCCGTCGGCCTAGCCCTGATCTTTTGTTTGAGAGGCGGCGGGGGAATATCCCGCCATGCGTTTCCTCTCGTTGGGGCCACCCCCGTCTCCTGCAACTGCGGGGCGGCAAATATTTTTCAAAATATGTATTGACAATATCATATTTTATGATATAATTAAGTCATAAAAAGTAAAAGGAACAATATAGGAGGTAAAGTCATGAAACACTATGAATATTGCGTTTGCAAAGACGGCTGGATGATGGGTGCTTATATGGACGACAAGAAGGGAGCCGAGGATTGTGCCGCTCGTTATGCCTCCCAGTATCCTGACAGCAAGGTTAAGATCAAGGTCAATGTTTATGACGAAATGGAATACCGTTATTTCAAGGAGGTCGGTTGCTGATGACAAACAGAGAAGCATACGTGTTTGGCTGGGTGTTCGGTCGGCTCAACGCGGCGGCATATCCGCAGGAGATCGGAGGGGATCTCACCCTTGCCGCTCAGCGCCCGTATACAGCACTCGCCAGAGTCATTTCTGATGCTCACAGGCTTGGCCTCCTAAAGAGGGATCTCGACCGGCAGGTTGCTGAGGCGCTTTGCGAGATCACCAGCATTGACCCGCCCGTGGAGGGAGGGTCTGAAAAGTTCCAGCCCCTTGAAATGCAGGGGGCTTGGCAGTTAGGCTATTTTGCCGGTAAAGGCAAGCGCCCCCTTGCGTCTGTCGAGTTTGATATTGCCGCCGCCAGAAAGGCCAAAGGCTTGACTCAAGCCCAGCTTGCGGATGCGATGGACGTTAACCAGGCCGTGATATCCCGCTGGGAGAGCGGCAAGGTCAGCCCCAATGCCTGGAATTTGGACAAACTGAAAGAAATTCTGAGCTAATCCTGCCGCCCCTCCGGGGGCGGCTTTTTTGCCCTCTCCAGCTCGCGCGCTTTTGGGGGCATAGATACCCCTTGCGGGGTATGTTGCGGGGTTGGTCAGGCTTGCCGCGGGCCTGTATGTAATCCGCTGTGCGGTATCACATCACAATCATCAAGGCTGTATTACAATCAGCAACCTATTTCCGTTTCTGCTACTGACGCTTAGACACCGCTGGTCGGTCTACGTTTCCACACCTTTCCATCCTCACCTCACATACTCCATCCATAGGAACAGCCTTGATAATCACGGTACATCTCAACCCCTCCGCTGGTGTCGTCAGTCGGAACCGTTCATCTTTATAGGGCCGGGGTCAGCCAAAAATAATTTTTTCACCTTGCCGCTTTCGCACAGCGCACAAGGAAGGCCCGTCTGCTTTTAGCCTGTGGTGCCATACATCTGGTGCCACCGCCCGCCTCAAGCGGCGAGGAGCGGCATATGGCGGACAGTAGGTTGTCCAGCCGCCCATTGGCATTTAATTTAATCGCGCAGTGCCTCTTTTGCTTTCCCTCTGCGTTTGGAGCCGAGAGGCGGCATTGAGCCGCCACACGTCCGCGACGTAACGGGCCGCCGCTTCCGCTTCTGCTACTGCACTCGGCATATGTGCGCTTCTCGTTTAATTGTCACACCGTATTTGGATGCCCGTGCACAGGCAAACACGGCAGTTTTCAGCGGGATAGCGCTGGTAGCTATCGCCCTACACAAGCGTCCGGCTTCCACGGATGGGAGCGACCCAATATAGGCGGATTCCGTCTCTACACGCTCCGCCGGGCGCAGCCGCTTTCTATGTGTCGGCACACCGGGGCAGGTCATAGCTGCCACCGCTTCCGCCTCCATGACAGGCGGCTCGCGTCTTACTCTTCCCAGCGCCTAGACGCTCCGGCAGTCTGGTGTAGTGTCTTTCCACCGTCATTCGCCGCCCGAAGGGTGCGACCCCTCATGCCCCGAATAGTGGGGTGGTGTTCGACCGGCGGCATATTGCACACAGAGGGGGTGGCGGCAGATGCACCGACGCCACCCCATCCGTGTGAAGGAGGAAGGGGAATGAAAGAGAATGGGAGCGCAGGGGTATACGCTCCCACACTCCCATTTTAAAGTAAGATTCTTTCTTTGCTGTCCAAAAAAGGACAATTTAAAAAATTTTACCTGAAATTTGTTCGCCCTGTTAAGTAGTCCAAACTTACCTCATAGTAGTCGGCCAATGCAATCAAGGCTGTCATATTAGGACGCGCCTCCCCACGCTCATACTTTCTTACCGCACCACTCGGTAGCCCGCATAACTCCGAAACCGTCACCATGCTTTTGACTGGTCTTTTCTCTTCTCTTAACCGTCGCAGCCTCTCCGGGAACTCGTTCAAGGGCTATCCCTCCTTCGGCGGGTCTGGGAGGGGCATCCAGTGGGTGACACCGCCCGGCTCTCTTTCTCCGTGTGGTGTAATGACACGCCACTTCTTTCCCATGTCACTATGCCAGCCCATCATGGTCTGCCAGCGTTCATGCCAAAACGCCACCACAAGGACATCCGCTTGACTTTCCGGCAGCCTGTCCTTGACGCTAATCCACTCGCTCATGTTGCCCGCCCTCCCCGTCGTGGATGGAGCCGCAGTGTATGAGGTTGGGCCAATTCTCTGGCTTCGCTTCGTCCTCCAGCGTCCAGTCGTTGCACAACCCGTCCTCGTCTGCCAATACATAGCGTCCTTCATCTTCCCAATAGGTCACGACGCCGAGGATGCAAACACACTCGTTGCCTTCCTCGTCCTCGCCCCATTCGCCCAGCATATCGCCAGTAAAAATCTTGTGTACTTCGGAGGACGGCCACGCTTCTCGCTGTATGTCGATGTTGGTGTACTGGCAGACCGTGGCGGGGTCAACTTCAAAGAATCCGCCTAGCATGATTCTCCCTTTTGTGGGCGGGTCTGCCCTGGCCGATACCAACCGCGGTAGAATGTACGCTCCGGGCATAAAGTCGGCATCTTCCGGGACATCCACAATGTTTCCCTCCACCCACTCGTCGTTATCCAGCCGTTGGGCCTTGAAAAGTATTTCTCTGGTCATTTGGCACCTCCGATGATCTCGTCCAATGTGGCCCGCCTTATGCTCCTCAGCGTAGGGAACGTTTCATCAAGGTTATCAAGACTGCCCTTATAGTTGTCTTCGTCATCATACATGTAAAATGTCTGTCCCACTATATCAACGTATGCCAATGTTTTAACAACTGGATATAGCACTTTGATAGCCTTCGCCCTCTCCACCTCCTGCTCCGTCCAGCGGGGCTTTCGGATGATGCGGTCTGGGTGGTTGATGGCATTTATAAGTACAGCAACGGTTGACATTTTGCATGAAAGAGAAGAAATAATAACCCGCCCATCCTCACAAACACAAATATTTTCTGCTGTTCCATCTGTATGTCGGTATTTGACATCCTCTCCGACCTCTACTCCCAGCACCTGCGCAATTCTTGGTTTATCCACTTGTTGTCCTCCTCTCAACCGCCTCTTTTGCTCGTTCTTCTCCGCATACAGGGGTAAAATTGCAAAGGATACCAAAGCATACTGCGTTTATATCCAGCTTCTCAATGTCCATTGTTGCCCTCCTCCGCTGGCTGCTGGAGCCACGCCAGCCACCCATAAACCTCTGCACAGGCTCCTCCACCCTCGTATTCAAGCCATCTCGCCAAATCTGCGTCGCTCATGGCCCGGATGCGGTCGGCGTTGGACAAAATTCGTCCTGGTTTGTACTGAGGGCACCAAGAAATTCTGGCCGTTGTACCGGCGTTATTGCAGTCATTTTTGCAAGTAATGCAAATCGTTTTCATGCGTTCTCCACCTCTTCCGGCGGCCCATCCCAGGCCGTCCAGTATTTGTCGTACAGATCCATCGCAAACGGCTTGATGTGCTTGCAGTACAGGTACCCGTCCTTTACCTCCTCTGCAATCTCCAGGCCGCCCCATTGGAGCTGGGCTATCCCTGCTCCCTCAATGTATATTGCGGTCTCCTGGGTGATGGATTCCAGCTCTGCGCGGGTGTATTGCTGTCTCATGGCGATACCTCCGGCGGGCGGTGCTTATACAACAGCAGGTTTTGTACTCCCTCCGTAGTATCCGCACAATGGGCCGGGTATCTGGCAGCCACTCCACCAATGTCATACAGCGCCTCAGTGTGCCCGATATACGTTTTGTCTTCGTTGTAGAGTGCCCAAACAATTTCCAGATACCACCCGACCTGATAGGCGGGTTCACATTGCTTCGGGTTTACATTGTGGCTTCCGTACCGGATAGCGTACATAAAAAATTTGTCAGCAGCCACGGTGTCACCTGCATACAGAGGTGCGCCATACTTATCGACCAGTCCAAGCGTCAGCGCCTCGTTCGGCGGGGTGAGGGTGGGCATCTCGTCAATATCGTCCATCACCATATCAATCAGGGCTGTTTGGTCGCTATCGTGATATTTGGTGTAATGCTCATAATAATCATGGTCTATGGCCTGTTTCAGTCGGTCTGCATCAATCGCCCTTGCCATCTTTCAGCGCCTCCAGCATCTCCATCTCCTCCGCGCTCAGAATCGGCGCTCTGGTGTTCCATTCTAGGCGGGCCGAAAATTCTTCTGGGGACACAACCCCTTGTTCTATTAGGCCGCAGTTTCGGCATCTGACGTAATCCAGCCCAACAAGAATACCATCATACTCCCCATAATCGACATTCTCGCTGCCACACCTTTTACATTCCAGCAGCACCCCCGCATCCGTCAGCCGCTTGGCCGCCTCTTTATTCCCAAGCAGGGCTAATTTGATATCATCCATGTATAATTCCCCTCTCTATGTCCGCTATGGCCTGGAAGATCGGGTAAAACTGTTGGGGGACTACGGCGTTTCCGTAACACTGCATCCACTGTTTGTACTGCGGATATCCCCCCATCCAATCGGGAATCCCATCATCCATTCCGCAAACTGGGGGTTGATGTACTGCCCAATACGTTCCGGGAAGATAATTCCAAGGCTGGCGCTCAGCGTTTGTCCGTGTTTTCCGCTGTGCTCCTGTGGTGTCTGCCTGCGGATCGGCTTGAAGTCCTGACTTGCCCTTGGAGATGCCAAGAATACAAACCCTGTATCTTTCATGGTGCGCTCCGACAGCACAAGCCGGAATACTGAACGTCCAGACTTCGTATCCTTCTTTTTCCAAATCGGTGCAAATGGACTCATGTATTGTAGATAAGATGCCATTAACATTTTCGCCAACAACATACCTCGGCCGCAATTCGTCAATAACTCGCAGGAACTCTGGCCATAAGTGCCGTTCATCATTTTCTGCAAGCCGTTTCCCGATAACGCTGTGTGGCTGGCAGGGGAATCCGCCCGAAATAATGTCAACTGTTCGTAGTCCTGTCTTTTCATAAAAACTTTCTCCCGTCAATGTACGAATATCCCGCCAGCGCGGCACGTCCGGCCAGTGTTTTTCCAGAACCTTTGTCGGGTAGTCCGCCCACTCGCACTGTCCGACGGTGGTAAATCCGGCCCACTGGGCGGCAAGGTCAAGTCCCCCGATGCCGGAGAAGAGGGAGAGATGCGCCAGTTTCGTCGCCTCGTGGTCGCCCAGCAGGGCGCGCGTCTTATCGTCCATCGTTCGGCACCTCCTTGATTGCTTTCCATCGCTCTTTACGGCTACACGTCCCGCCGACCGCATCACAAATGCTCTTGGACGCACAGCGTTCACACGGCCCGTTCCGCCTGAACTGCCGTATATACTCTGCGACCGTGCCCTTCTTGTATCCGGTAGCTGCCATAATTTGTATCAGGCTATAGCCATCCAGGGCCATCCGTTCTACTAGATCGTGGGATTTTGATTGCCGCAGCTTCTTTGTGTGGAGCAGGCAGCCAACTCTTTTCGGGTTGCAATCCGGTAACGGGCAGTTTTGGCAGATTGCCGCCTCTTCTGCATCCCGCTCCGTAATCCTGCGCTCCGCGACCGGCTCCATCGCGTCCAGACTGCGCCAGGGTGCCACCGCTCCGCTGATGCCGTAGGGGTCTCTGGTGATCAAAGCTCCTCCACCTCCACCCGGATACATCCCCCGTCCCAAAGCCTATGTATGACCTGCCTGTACCAGCGGTGATCGTCGTCCGGCAGCAGGTATCCCTTGAGCGCGTCCACCACGGCTTTGGCGATGGCTGCGTGGTTGTCAATGTCCAGCCCGTCGTCCCATGCAAAAGTGATGGAGACCGGCCCCCGTACCATCCCGCGCCGCACTCGGGCCTGTTTCAGCGCGGCCAGAGTCAGCGCGTGGAGCTCGTCAGCGTCCTTCTTCCGCTGCGCCCAGTGCTTGCCGGAGTAGTAGGCGTTCAGCCCAAACCGGCGGCAGAAGGCCGACTTGCCCTTCTTCGTGGGCGGGTATGGTATATCAAACCGAATCGTTCCCATGTCTAAGTATCTCCAGCGCCCAGTTCAGGGCTTCCACAATCTGGCCATGCACCTGAGCCAGCTCGGATCCGGTCTCCATAATGGCGCGATGTTTGTCTCTCAGGGCGGACAAAACATCCGCCGCCTTTTCGTCTGTCACTGATATCACCTCGCTGGTATAATCCGCCCCACCGCCCGGTAGAATGCCGCGTCGCACGTACCGGTGCTGGCGTGCCGGTTTTTCGCCAAAATAATTTGCATATAGTCGGGCTCCCACGGGTCGGGCCGCTCCTGGTTGTAATAGCTGTTGCAGTGTAAAAAGATTACGCCATCCGCATCCTGCTCCAGTGCCCCGGTATCCCGCAGGTCAGAGAGCTGGGGCCGCTTATCCTGCCGCTGTGCGTTCTCCCGGTTGATCTGCGCCAGGCAGAGCAGCGGTACTTTGAGCTTTCTCGCCAGCGCCTTGAGCTGCCCGGACACCTCGGTCATAGCCTCATAGCGGTTTTTAGCCCGCTCCTCTGTCCGGATCAGCCCGAAATAGTCCACCACCAGCAGCTTGAGCCCTTTAACCTTCCGGGCCATGTTGGCGATATCGTCCACGGTGGCGCGGGGCTTGCGGTTTGTGTAGACAGGTATCTGGGACACCTTCGAACTCCACTCCGCCGCACGGGCCCGCTCTTCGTCCCCAAGATTGCCCATCATGAGGGCGTCATAGGAAATCCCGGCGGCCCGCGCCAGCCGCTTGGCGGCCAACTGCTCCTCATCCATTTCCAGGGACACGAAGAGCACTGGCCCATTCTGTTGGGCTACCTGATCCGCCACAGCCAGCCCAAAAGTGGTCTTGCCCATGCCGGGCCGGGCGGCCAGAATGTAAAATCCGCTGTTCAGCAGGCCGCCGCCCAGCAATCGGTCTAAGCTCCGGTAGCCCGTAGGGACGTAGCCGCCGGCACCGGCATCCACCCGCTCCCGGTGCCGGTAATAGGCCAGCAAAGTATCCCCGGAGGTAGCCAGCTCCCTTGCGGTGTCCTGAGCCTCAATGGCCTCCAGCTCTCGCTGTGCGGCGGAAATCAGCTCCCTGGGGGTGTCCTCCAGGGTAGACGCACGCTGCTCCAGCTCCTGGCCGAGGGCTACCAGGCTCCGCCGCATGGACGCCCGCCGGGTCTCTTCCGCGTAAATCCCGGCGTTGGCCGCCGTGTTGGTGGCCTGCATCAGCTCCATCATGTAGGCGTCGCTGACTGCACCCCTGGCCTCCGCCCGGATGCTCACAGGGTCTACCGGCTCCTCACGCCGGTAAAGCTCAACCGCCGCCCGGAAAATCGACCGGTTCGCCTCCAGCACGAAATCCGCCTCTGTCAGGTGCTCCAGCACTTCTGGTAGACATGCATCGTCCAGCAGGATAGAGCCGCATACCGCGCTCTCCGCCTCCAGTGCGTCAATCGTCATAGACTACAACCTCCTGTCCATCCTCGTCCCGCTCCAGGTGATAGGCCCTGGGGCGGTATGTCTCCGTAGTGGCTGGCTGCTCCGCCCTTCGGCGGGCTTCCCAGGTTCGCACGGCGGCTTTCCAGTCTACAATGGGCCGCCCTGCTCCGTATTTCCACCCCCGCGCTGCGTAGAAGTCCACAAAGGCCTCCGGGTCTATGCCGTTCCCCCGTTCCTGGCAATAGGCGCGGACTTCTTCCACCGTTGGGGGGACTTTCTTTTTACCCCCTTTAGGGGGTTTTTCTTTGGGGGATGGGGGAATAGATATGGGGGGTGTGGGGGGAGAAGGAAGCGGGGAAGGGGGCATGCTATCTCTTGCTAGATTTTGCTTTAATTTGCTAGACTTTGCTATGCCGCCTTTCCGCCCGTTCTCCGCACGTTTCCGCCCTGTCTCTGTATCCTTGTCCATCTGCGCTTTCAAAATTAGATAGATTGACTTCTCAGCACCACGGGGTTCAACCGTACCTCCGCCCCTACTGTATTCCAGAAGGGACATAAGCAACCGGCCACACTCCGCTTCTCCGAGGGCCAAAATGGCGTCGGCGCAGATTATAGGGATTTTAATGTATTCCATAGGGCGGCGGCCCCCTTAAAACGGGAGCTCGCCGTCCTCGTCGGCATCCTCAAAAGGGCCGGACATCCTCGCCTTCCATGTGACTGACTTCTGCACCTCATCTTGCATCCAGGTGGGCAGCAACTTCAGGGTCTCTTCGGCGTCCTCGGCGTCCATATCAAACTGGATCGGCTCGTTTTCAAGGGGTGGCACTTCCATACCCTTCATCGGTTTGGAGATACCGGCAATCTTGGCGTAGGTGCCGCCATTCTTGCCCTCCTGGTTGACCACGGTAAGTAAACAGGGGGCGTTGATTACATTCGCCAGATTGAACCCGGCCAGCTCTTCTTGGGTAAAGGGCTTACCGCGCCAGGCGTCCAGATCATGGCGCAGGGTGGACTTCTCATGGAGGGAGGCGGTGTAGGGCTTGCTAAGCCAGCGGGGCTTGTCCTCACCGTCTACCTGCACGCGCTCCGTGGGCAGCTCAAAAATAAGCCGCACCTTTTCTTGATCCTTGTTGTTGAAGTCGTTGTGCTGGATGCCCAGGTCGACTACGCCCACGCAGCGGGCCGGGTACGCTCCGGGCTCAATGGGGGCACTGCCGCCGCCCTTGGTCTCCTTAACTGTCAAACTCATGTTGCTTGTCCTCCTTATCAAATGTAATCGGGCACTCGTTCCCCATCCCGTCAAACGGGTACGGCAGAAATTCGCCGGTGAGGGCGCATTGGTGGCGCTTGAGGCCCTCCCGGTATTGGATGTAGGGGCACCACTGGCAAACCGTCAGCCCATTGGGGAAATGGACGGCCACGGTGGCTGTGCCGGTGGTGTAGTAGCGCACGCAGGTCTCGCGGCTCATACGTACCGCTCCACTTCCAGCCCCATCTCCAACGCCACCTGCTCCGGGCAGTCTCGTAGGGCCTTGTTGACCGCGGCCCGGAAGCAGTCCGGGCAGAGCCACCGTCCCTCCCACTGAAACCGTGCCTCGCCGTGGTAGACCTCCTGGCGGCACTTCTCGCAATAAGCAGATGCCGGAGTCGTCTGGCTGTCATACAATGGGATGTGCATTACAGCTCCTCCTTCTCCAGTCCGTTTCCCTGGATTTCGATATAAGAACGGTACATAGATCCGCTTTGCTTCTCCTTTCCTATGGAAACTACATAGCCCAGCTTAAGAAGAAGCGTACCAAGGTCAAGCCAGTCCTGATTGGACATATTTCCATTGCGCTTTTGATACAATTTCATTTGACTTTCCTTTCTAATCGTTATAAAATGTAAATAAACAAATGTTTCCCTTGCCGCCCTCCGGTCTCGCACACCGGGGAGCGGCGCTTTTTATTCGTAAATAACGGCCTCCGCCCGTGTAATAAAGTGATGAATGCCAGTGGAGCACTCGTTCCATCGGTTATCGTCGAAATCAGTCACCTCAACGGTTTCGCCTATGGCATAAACAAAGTTCGGATCATAATTGCTCTTTACCTGGCCGCCAGCAGGATTTCCGTTGATATCTGTGATACTCAATACCTTGGCCTTACTGGCGCGGCATTTTCGGCTAGTAGCGGAGGACCGGCGTGCATCTGCGGGGATTTCCAACTCCACAACAAGGCCACTTGCCTTTTTATAGCCGATATAAGAGCCGGATTCCGGACATTGCAACGGATAGAACACCGTATAAATATTCCACATCATTTGATCTATAGATGCCCCGCACAGGTCGGCATTGCTCAGGTTGGCACCGCGCAGGTTGGCACCGAACAGGTCGGCATTGCTCAGGTTGGCACCGCGCAGGTCGGCATTGCTCAGGTTGGCACCGCGCAGGTTGGCATCGCGCAGGTCGGCATTGCGCAGGTTGGCACCGAACAGGTTGGCACCGCGCAGGTTGGCACCGAACAGGTCGGCATTGCTCAGGTTGGCACCGCGCAGGTTGGCACCGAACAGGTTGGCATTGCGCAGGTTGGCACAGCGCAGGTCGGCATTGCTCAGGTTGGCATCGCGCAGGTCGGCATTGCTCAGGTTGGCACGGCTGCCGCCCTCTCCATTCAGCCAAAGGAGATGCTCGTCCAAAATCTTTTTTAAGTCCATTTTGCTCCCTCCTCAATGTGGGATTTCTATGACCGCCCACACATCGTCGATGCTCTCCGCGCCCTCCAGTCCGGTGATCTGGATGGTGAGCGGGCCGGTGGGCGTGGGGGACGGGGTGGTGGTTGCCGCCGGGGTCTCAATGGCTGGCTGCTCCGGCTCATGGTTCCAGATGATTTCAACTAGTGCAACCAGCGCCAGCAGCAGAAAGAGATATGCAATGGTCACGATCAGTTGTTTCTTCATAGGCTGACCGCCACCAGAATAGCCAGCACCAGCGCCGCTCCGGCAACCACCGCCAGTTGTACCCGCTGGGCCACCGCCTGCGCCTGCTGTACCAGGCGGCGGTAGGCCCGGTAGCTGTACGCCTTTGCGCGCCTGTCGCGCTCGGCCTGATGATTCATTCTGTCGTCACCTCCTTGTATGGGACGCCGACGATCTCGCAGACCTCCCGGCCTGTAAAATGAAGCACCCGTGCCATCAAGGCGAAATCCTGTAGGGGCGTCGTCTGAAACGACTTTTTCTTTCTGCGCAGATATGTAACAGGAACGATGCCCAAACGGTTGGCAACATCTATGTCATATTTCAGGTCGTTCTCAAATTTGGCTTTTTCGAGTGCCCGCATCAGCGCCTTTTCTCTGCGCTGCTGGTCTGTCATTCTCAATTTTGGCATTCTGATTCCTCCTTTTTACAGATGCCGCTCCGCAAAATCCTGTACGGACAGCCCGGAGGCGGCGTACAGCTCACAGAGCTGCCACAGCTCCAGTTCCGTGTAGTTGGCCGGGTCAAATTCCTTCCCGGCCAGCTCCGCCGCCATCTGGAGGCAGGCGGTAAAGAGCGGGAGATAGCCGCCTGAGCCGCCCCGTCCTCCATGAAGGCGTTCGTGCTCGTCCCAGGTCATCCCGTAATAGGCGCGGCACAGGTCGTCCATGACGTGCCGCGCGGCGGTAAAGCGGTTCTCAATTTCATCTTTCTTGTTCGGCATAATTTTTCCTCCTTGCCAGTTGACAGGCTCGAAGGAAAGTAGTACACTTGTTCCATCAAGCCTAGTCGGTGTGGTCGATTAGGTTTGCAGCCCTCGTCGGTGTTCCCCCACCGGCGGGGGCGTTTTTTGTTGTCCCCCTTTTTGCCCCGTGGTATCATAAGGGCGGAGAGGGGGTGATTTTATGGAGAATCCTGTGAAGTCAGTCGCCATAACAGGGCGATGTGAATATGCCGGAAGGGTTGTCCCGGTTGTCTGCACCTATTCCAACGGCATCCTCATATCCGTCGAGTGCCCTAAAAACGGGTGCAAGTTTTCTTCCCGGTGCAAATTGGTTCAAGATGTCCCGCGTTCTCTTTCTGACACCTCTGACACATAACCGCGCATACACCCGGCTTTTCGCCGTCGGCGCATCCTATGTACTGCGCCGCCGCATCCGCCATGGCTCTGCACAAGCCCATCGTCCACGAGAGATCTGGCTCTGCCATGTCCTTCAGCTCCACCACCGCCCCGCCGCCGTGGCGGCAGGCCATGTTGATTACCGCCGAAATATGCTCCAGCAGATAGGCCCCGCAGAACGGATGTTCCCGCTCCATCTCTTTTGTGTTTCCAAATTCTGAAACGATCCGCTCCTGGTCTTGCCCACCAGGGGCGGTATTTTTGCTCTCCAATCTGTTTCACCCCCTCTTTTGCGTGGAGCTTGGGGTAGCCAGACACATAATGATTTGGTATGATAGGGGCGCAAACGCGGCAGCTTCCACCTGCCACCCGCATTGAAAAGCGTAAAAATCTATGACGGCCAACACTGTCGCCAACCAGGTTGGCCTGATTTTCATACCGTTTTAGGAGTGATTACTGTGTCTGACTACCCAAAGCCCCACGTTGATGATGAGTGGACTCAGGACATCGCGGAAGATTACCGGAACTCCCGGAGCGATGAGGAGCGCCGCCGGATCCTGCTTGCGGCCGGATACGATAAGGCCCATGAATCAGAAGTCAAGCGGCTGTTCGATGAACCGTTAGAGCTTGAAAATAGAATAAAAGACGAGAAAAAGAAGGCCATGATAGAAAAACTGAAACGCCGCTGGAAACCTATCGTAGGGATATTCAGCGCAGTCATTGGCATTCTCACCTTTTTCAGCCTTCTCCCTGGAGCGCGGGACGGGTTTCTTTGGCTCATGGATCGTATCCGCTCCAGCTTTTGAGCTGTCCAGTTTGCTCCAGCTTCTGAAAAAGAAAAACAGATGTCCCATAGCGCCGAGAAAACAGCCGAGCCTACTGATTGCCTCGATAGCATCAAGGGCGGTCAATCAATCACCCCCTTCCTATCAGTCCGTTTTATCGGACTTCGCTTGTGGTATTCTCGTAGAGAGCATCAACAGAAACACCAAGTACATGAGCAAGGCGCGGAAGAACTGTGCTCGGAGGTTTTCGATCTCCGGTCTCCCACATAGTTACGGTGCTCGGGCTTTTCAAATCCAGCCGAAACGCAAGCTGGGCCTGGGTTAATCCGGCGGACTGCCGTAGCTCTTTGATTCGGAAACAGGTACCCAAATTCTCACCTCCAAATTCTCGTTGTGTGAACTATTATATTCTCATATCGTGATTTTATCAAGCTGGCAAATTTGCTAAAAATCTCTTTTTGTGATTGTGCTTGATTATTCACATTTTGTGATATATAGTGTAAGCGAGGTGGTCAAAGTGAGAATCCAAGAGATACGAAAAAGTAAAGGAATAAAGCAGAAGGAATTGGCCGCCAAGCTTGGGATTGCGGCTAATACATTGAGCCAGTACGAAACAGGTAATAGAGAGCCAGACCTTGAAACCATCAAAAGGATTGCGCTCGTATTAGAAGTTACTGTGGACGAACTCCTTGACGCAAAAACAAAAGCGCCCACCCTTACCAAGAAGGATGAGCGCGATATTGAAAAAAAGTTAGCGGACATTTTAGCAGATCTGGAGAGCGGGCAGGACGGGCTTATGTTTTCAGGCGAATCCATTGATCCGACAACCCGCGAGCTCCTAGCAGATTCTCTCCGTAACAGTATGGAAATGGGTAAGAAACTTGCCAAGCAAAAGTATACGCCGAAAAAATACCGTAAGGAGGATTAGCGGTGGATACCAAAGTGATTGCCGAAGCGATGTGCCGTAAATACGAAACGCGCAACCCGTTCGATTTGGCGGCATCACTAGGTATTATTGTGCTCCATGAGCCTTTGGGCGAAATTTTGGGGTATTATAACCGCTGTTACAAGCAGAAGTTCATACATATCAATGAGGAGCTGGATGGGTATCTCGCTACATTCACCTGTGCCCATGAGGTGGCTCATGCTATTCTGCATCCGAATCTAAGTACGCCGTTTTTGAGGGCACATACAAGATTTTCGGTTGAGAAATTCGAGAATGAAGCTGATCGTTTCGCGCTTGATTTTCTGTATGATGACAATGAACTTCTTCCATTTTTAGAGCGCACAATTTCAGATGCCGCGGCCTATATGGGAGTTCCGCAACGTCTCGCTAAATATCGTATGGGCACGATCAGTTTGTTCTAATTGCCGGGAACAAAGAGGGTTAAAATACAGTTTATGGAGAATAAAATCGAAAAAGATAAAGAAGGTTATCTGCCAAATTATATATTTCTGTTCTCTATTGCCTATCTAATTTCCGCTTTTATTGGAGCTTTCTATTTTCCCTTTATGCAGGAACTTGATTGTACGTTTGCTAATTTTCTTGCTGGGCTAGGTCTTTTCTTTTTCTTTGGTTTCTTACTCTGGCCATTATATTCGTTTTATAATCCTTTTACGTTTATTGTATTTTCCACACTAGCGTTTTTGCTCATAAATGGGGCATTTGAAGCGATCATAGGGTCTGATCGAAAGGGTGGGGATATTCCTTTGGATGAAAAAGGTCTGCTAAAGCGCCTTAAAAGGGCGAGAATACTTTTTGCGTGCTCTGTTGTTGTTATATTGATTATAACTGGGGTGTTTATTTATAGCAGGGGAAATCTATTAAATAAAATTGATTCTATGCAAACGGAATTAGATGTAATTGAAGAAAATTATGAACGGCTCAAAGAACAGTATAACGATATAAGGTCTCAAAAAAATGAAATGCAGTCAGAATTGAATTTCTGGCAGGACTACGCTGTTATCACAACCGAATATGGAGAAAAATACCACACTTACGGATGCCAGTACATAGAAGGACGCGATTTTTGGATTTACAATATTGCGGCTGCAATCGGCAGGGGATATGAACCCTGCTCCGTCTGCAACCCGCCGAGGCCATAAAAAGAGCCGCCCCAGGAGAGGTGGCTTGACAATCGAGGAGGTTTTACATATGTTGGATGAAAAAGATTTGCAGGCAATCGCAGAAATCATGGATTCTAAAATCGGAGCATCCGAAAAAAGAATGGCGCAGCTTATGGCACAGCAAAGACGAGATATCATGCAGGACGTAAAAACTCTGCTTGATACAGAAGTTCAAACGAAATTCAATCTGCTGGCCGAAGGTCAAGAGGAAATCCTGCGCCGGATGCCCAGCGAAGACGATATGGACATCATTGACGGACGGCTGGATACGTTAGAGGCCATCGCCAGAAAGCACTCCCGTGAAATTGAGGAGCTGAAAAAAGCGCAATAAAATACCGCCCCCGGTACTCGCAATACCGGAGGCGGCTCAAGGGCAGATGCTTGTAGGCGCTCCGCTCCTTCATTTTATCGGAATGGAGGGAATTTGTCAATGAAAGTTCCAAAGGCCAGGAAACTCTCGTCCGGGAAATGGTTTATACAGCTCCGCCTCGGCGGAGAGAGTATTCCGGTAACGGCCAGCACAGAAAAGGAGTGTACCCGGCAGGCTCAAGCGGTAAAAGCAGAGTATCTGGTTGGTAAGAGAGCCCCGAAGAACCCGGAGGAAACAGACTCCCCGACATTGAACGAGGCCATAGACCGCTACATATCGGCTCGGGACAATACCCTGTCCCCTCTGACTGTGCGGGGATACCGAACCATTCAAAAGCACCGGTTCAGGAGCACACTGTCCCGCAGGCTGGACGAAATACCGGAGTCCGAGTGGCAGGTCATTGTAAATCAGGAGGCCGCCCTATGCTCTCCTAAAACACTGAAAAACGCCTGGGGATTTATTCGAAGCGTCGTAGAGGACGCCACCGGGAAAAAGCTGCCGGCGATTACCCTTCCGGTTCAGATCCCAGCCGAAAAGCCATTTCTTTCACCTGATGAAATAAAAAAATTTGTCTCCGCTGTCAAGGATACGAAATATGCGGTTCCCTGCCTGTTGGCTTTATGCTCTCTCCGTGTATCAGAAATTCAAGCCTTAAAGTGGCAGAACATACCGCAGAATCCGAAATTCATCCGCGTATCCGGCGCGGTAGTCTTGAACGAGGACAACAAGTATATTGAAAAGCGCCAGAACAAAAATGTTACCTCAACCCGCAAGGTCCCCATCATGATTCCAGAACTGGCAACGGCGCTGGAGCGTGACCGGAAACCATCCGGCCCGGTGCTGGAGATACATCAAAACAGCCTTCGGTGCGCCATCAAAAAGATTTGCAGCGCGAATGGGCTTCCGAATGTCGGAGTCCATGGCCTCCGGCACAGCTTCGCCTCCCTGGCCTACCACCTCCAGATTCCGGATAAAATCGCAATGGAAATCGGAGGTTGGGCTGACGCCACAACCATGCATAAAATCTATACCCACATTGCCAAGTCGGACATAGCTCGCTATGAGACGGCCCTGAGTGCATTCTATCGCAGCGAAGAAAATGCTAACAAAAATGCTAATGAAGAATAAGCATCATTGTGGCACAATGGTTTTAACGATTTATACGGGGGTTCGAATCCTTCACCCGCTGCCAAAGCTCCGAAGCCTTTAGTGATAAGGGTTTCGGAGTTTTTCTTTATTTTTCAATGGTTTGCAGGTGTTTTTGAAGTTTCATAAATGAGAGCTACGATAACAAGTCAGATACTTAAAAATACCCTTTTGAAAAAGAAAATGCTAACAAAAATGCTAACGGATTTTCAAATGACATAGATAAGAGAACACCGCCCCTTAATAGGGCGGTGCTCTTCTTGTCGGCTTTATCAATCCCGTTCTAGCCCGGGTATATTTTCAAGCCGTACTCTTACTATTAGAACTACGAAATATAATGACTTAAAGCAGGATATTGCCTAAATATACAACAACGGCCCTTTTGTGCTCAAGAGTTCTGCTGCATTTCTTTTGTGAGATCAACAAATGGTAAATTGTAGGAAGGATAAGGAGAAAAATTGGTGAGCGTAGCAATTGCCACCCGTACATATCCTAGCAACAATGCCGGGGCGTTCTGTGATAACAGGCGTTCTAGCCTTTCCCCATCAAAAGTCCCAGGTTTCCATCTGAAATCAGCTCCATATGAGACTGCTGCATAAAAGGGATACTTTTTTGTCTTTTCTCCCACTAACACTTCTATTTCTACATAGGCAGTCGAGGCATCATCGTCTACACACCTTCGTGTACTGATGCTGGCGGGCATCTCGATTCCTCCGTCCTCATTTTGAAATCCTTCGTTTACTTGAAAGACTGCCTTTCTCATCACTGGAGTCTTAAATTGAAATGCGCTCGACTGCATATGTCTTTCACCTCAGTTTTATGCACAATCTTGAAACTCCGCCTCATGATACGAGAGGTTTGCAGGGCATTGTTCCGAATAGAAGTCCCGTTTCCCGCTCCATCTCTCACTGTGCAGCGGAAAGTACTCAATCGGTTTGAGCCTAGCTATGCCCCTGTAAGGGAGAGAACACTCCCTGGAACAAGGAGAATATATGTCAGTAAATACCGATTTCTCAGGCACCACAGGACTGAGAATTACGCCTTCTTCTGTTTCTTCTATAGAAAGCATTCTGTCGATTTCCTGTAAAAAGGCATCTCTGCGGGTGGCTGCAACCGGGTCTGGAGCTTTAAGCTGCTTACGGAAACACTCGCTCTCATTCCGGTTTAGCACAATCTTTCCGCTTTCATAGAACGGCATACCATTCCCTCCTTTTCACTTCAATCGAGCAAGCTGTCACAGTACGCTTTAAGCGTTTCTGCGTCGCAAAAATCCATGTACATAGCAACTGTTTCCGTATTCCTGTTCAACTCTGCATCTTCGTACACTTTAAAGCCCCGATTCTGATACCAAGAGACCTTTTCTCTCAATGCGTCCAATGCCAAAAATCGAATAGGTATCGACGTGCTATATTTATTCGCCCATTTGGTAATATATTCTAATACAGCCGTTCCATTACCGCGATTTTGATATTTTAAATCAATCGCCAGATAGTCAACTTTAACCGCAGAATACTTGTTCTCAACAGAATCTACATTATAATCTTCATCTTCATAATCGAAAGTCGCAATACTGACCCTATAATGCCCGATTACGGCATCCTCTATACAGATCTCATAAGCATACGCCTGTTTTAATAACGACAAATAATATCCGTCTCTAATCTTTTTGTTGATGCTCCCATTTCCGCAGTTGAAGCCCTCCAGGTCAGGCTCCGCCTGAACTCTTTTAATCAAAAGTCTGTCCACTACAAACACCCGGCACTTTTTCTAAACTGGCTCTTTTCTGCTTGTTGTTTATTATCTTACAACAAAACATTCCAGTTTGTCTATTGCCTTTTAACACAAAAATAAAAAGGTGGGCTCTCCTGCTGTATCCCGCAACAAGTTTGCCCACCCAAGCACGCATATGTTTTACAATCTCACAGAACATCAGATGTGGATCTTTACCACCAGCCCCAGCCGTGCCATGGGGCATCGCTGATGGTGTCCTCATCGTATCCCGCCGCGTAATAGTATTTATCCTTCACCTCGTCGCTTACATTCATCTGGTCGATCACATTGAGAACTTTTTTCTTTTTAGAGCCCGGTATGGTTTTTCCATTCTCGTCCTTGTCGCCCTCAATGTCCACAGTGGCCGCACGGAACAAAATGTAATCTTCCGGGGATAGGTCGCTCTGCGCAGCCGTTTTTACCCATCCGTCCAGCCTGTAGCTGCTGATCTCAGACTTTGTGGTCTTGTCCGCATACTCATAAACGCTGTCAATTACAAACGCCTTATCGGTATCGCTCATGCTCCGGTACGTCGGGTTGTCTATGATGTTCCCCAGCATTTCAAACTGCATCTGCCCCCGCTTGGTGGCGTACTGCTCGTATTTCTCCTTGCTTAGGTCAATCCGCTCCCCGTCCACGGTGATGTAGCGTTCCGGGCGGCTTGGTACAACGGTCTTGTCTCCCGTCTGGTCATAAATCATCTGTATCTCCTCGTCCACCGACGTCACCTGCTTGTTGGAGGTATAGGCCGGATTGAGGAAATTGTTTGCCATGCGCAGCCAGAGGGGCCCGCTGCTGTCCTCCCTGCCCCATGCGTCGATGTAGGGCATCTGCTGGTAGTCCCATCCGGGTATCCTGGCGCTGGCCCGGCCAATGGCATACTGGAGATCGGTTGGCAGCCGCAGGTTCTTGTCGGTGTAGGTGGTCATGCGCACGTCCTCGGCGGAGCGCTCAATCTGTCCGCCAAAGGTGGGGATTGGCTGCGTGAAGTAGCTGACCAGCGCGGAGGAGACCAACGCCCCCAGCTTGTTCTCCGAGAAAGAAACACTGTCAATTACATCGTTGAGGGACTGGAGCATGGACAGCTCCAGCATGGGGTCGGAGATGGACTTCAGGGCGGTGGAAATGCTCTCCGCCGTGTTTCCCCCCTGTCCCATGGAGTCCATCAGCTCCACGCCCATGAAGAAGGGCAGGGCCTCCGGGGCCAGCCAGTCCAGCGTGACATTCCCGCCGCCGGGCAGGTTCAGCGCGTAATTCTGTACGCCCGTCAGGTCGTTGATGGCGTCCTGCCCCTCGTCGTCCCCGCCGCCGCTGGTGACAATCCCCTGGGCGAACAGGTACGCGCCCAGCGCCATGAGCCCCGAGCCGGTGAGTCCGGAGGCGATGTGGTCGATGGCCTCCGCTCCCGTCATCCCGCCGCGCTTTACCTGTATCAGATCGTAGGTCAGGGCCTTTGCCAGCCCGGCCGGGCTGTACTCCATGCCCCGCACCAGGATATTGGCCGGGGTGCGCTTGAAGGGCAGTACGGCCTCACCGGCGGGCCCTAGGGCGCGGGCGATCTGCACCACCTTATCCGATACCATATTCCGATCCTGATAGGTGGCTTTCAGCGCCTCCCGTCCCGCGTAGTCCCGCGCCCGGCTGAGAATCTGTGCGTCCACCGTGTTGTTCCGCATCTGCTCCGCTGTCACGCCGTTGGATTGGAGATAGCCGGCCAAAGCGTCGGCGTAGGTGATACGCTTGAAAATGGCGTCCTCCGCCTCCAGGGCCCAGGAGTTTATCTTGCGGCCCGCCTCCAGAGGGGCGGTTCGGAAAATACGGCGGCGGCTGTTGATTTCCGTTCGAATGTCGTCATACTTGTTCCCGGAAAGCACGTCCTGCGCGTTTGCCCAATCGGCCCACGCAGCCTTATAGAGCGCGGGATTGGCCGCGAACGACTTGGTGCGTCCCAGCCTTCCGCCACTGACCTTGGAGACCCCCGCCTCGATGGTTGCCGCCACCCGGTCCTTTGTCCAGCGCAGCGGCTGGAATCCGACGTTGCCCACGATGTTTCGGATGTGCGTCCTTGGGTTAAAGAGCATCGCCATATACCGCCAGGCGTTCCACTTATCCTTCCATTTGGCGGGCACCTGGTCAGCCACGTTCTGATAGATTTTGTCCAGCACCTCGTCCCGGCCCGCCTGGGCGGTCTGCTGGTTGAACTCCTCAATCAACGACGGGTCAATGGTGATATCCAAATCCTTGTAGTTTTTCTGGATGGTCTTTTCGAGCTCGCTCACCACGCGCTTGGCGGCGTAGAGCTGGTCACTGGGAGCCAGCTTGCGCAGGATGGAGGCCGCCTGTACCGCCTGCCCGGCGGTGGTCTCCATCTGCGCGTAGAGGGAAAGCAACTCCGCCGTGGCCTTCCCGTCTCCCGCGTTGGCGGCGTTGATAAGGAGCTGCTGGCCCAGGGTAGCGATGTCTTTGGACACGACGCCCTTGCGTACCTGGGCAGAAAACTCCTCCAGCGCCCTTTGATAGCCCTTCTCCTCAATCGTCCGCACCGCCCGGTCAGTGGAAGCCAGGTCGCTCCGGCGGTCATAGGACAACTCCCCGCGCAGCACCATGTTCTGGATGTCCCCCACCACCTCGTCAGGGATGGCTTTTGCACCCATGGCGGTGGAGGCGGTCTTGCGGATGCGGCGGCCCTGAGGATCTGTGGTCGGCACGTCCACCGGACGGGCCGCGTTGGCCCCTTCGGGGAAGAACTCGCTCCTGGTGCCCTGGAACTCCGACCATGGGTCGAAGCCCTTCCGCGCCGCGCCCACCGAGCTCTCCGGGCCTGTCTCAAAGGCAGGCCCAGGCCCCTCCCTGGGCGTATCCTGTGTTTCACCGCGATCGCCCTGCTGTAGGTTGACATCCTGCCCGCCAGGGAGTATACTAATATTAGAAGAACTTTGCGGCGGTTCGCCTTGGGCGTTAATCACAGGGGCGAGACCCTCTTGGGTCTCGAGCATTGTGTCCCGTGTCGTGCGAGTTCTTCTTTTGTATAATGTGTCAGTTTGCAGGAGCTGTTTTCCGTCCGATATTCCCTGAATTGTAATGTAGTAATCGCCCATCTGTTTTTCAAATATGATCGCAGTCCTTCCTTTGCCATCCATTTCCTCGGAAGTATATATGCGGTCAGGGGACGCTAAAATTTCTGGGATTCTCGCAATGTCGTTCGGAGTAATTGCGATTTGTCCTCTACTTCGTTCTGTCGCTGCATCTCCGTGGTTTTTCATAATGTGACGGACATCATCGCCATTCATCATGACGCCAAACCCTTTCAAATCCAAGCCAGTATCTTCATGGATTTTCTGTGCGACAGGATCTGGGACTCTACCAAGATAGGCGCGGTCTGTATTTTGCTTGTTTATAAGCGCATTTTTCACAAACGAAACTGCATCCTTAAATGTGGAAACAATTTTATTCTTTTTCCCGCTGGACAGATTGATCCGTTCCCGTTCAGTCAGAGAGGTCAGTCCGTTTTCATTCACCGCCTCCTCCGTGGGGGCGGTCTTTTTTGTCCCTTCCGATGCTGTCCCTCGGTACTCCCGAGAGCCGGGCAGATAGGCCCGCTTCCCGGCCAGCGCCTCTTCCCCGGTGGGGAGCATTGTGGTGAGCGGGTTGTCCGCCACATCCCGGTAAGCAGGCGCGCCCACCGAGCTCTCCGGGCCCTGCGCCTGGGTCGGCCCGGCGCCGGTCTGGTTCTCCACCGGCTGCCTCGCACCCTCCATGATAGTATCCAGCTCTTGGATGTACGCATCGTAATCCTGGAACACTCCGGCGAACTGTGCCCGCGCGTTCTCCGGATCTGCTTTGTAGTAGCCCCAGACCAGGGCATTGAGTTCGTCATAAACGGTGTCCAGCTCTTCCATGGACAGATCAAACAATGTCTTTCCTGGATATCTGCTTTCAATTACAACGTCCAGAACCCCAGTCGGATCTCCTGTATATGCTATACGTTCACCTACCGTATCCACAAAGCTGCGGTAAGCTTCATTGCCGCGCTGTTTTAGTGCATGGATAATCTCGTGGTTAGGGACAACGGCGGACAACTCCTCCGGGATGGCATCCGAAAGATAAATTACTCCATCCGATGTAAGTCCGAGCGTATTCGGCCTGTGTGCTTTTATGACACTATCCTCTACAACAACCGCATCAGGTGTATAGGCTTTTGCCTGTCCAAGCGCACGATTTACAGCAGGTGAAGAAGGGTTTTCGACTATGTGCCCCCTGGCCCATTCTCCGATTCTTGCTTGCCCCGCTGCGCCGCTTTCTCCACGGTATACTGCTCCAGCCGTTTCCGGTATCTGTCCATCTCTTCCGCCGTGTATACCCGCTTCTTCGGCTTGAAGCCGTATAGTCCCTCCACGACCTGTTCCCAGGTCAGATGCTTGTCTTCGCTCATGCGTTACGCCTCCGTCTGCCCATTCAGCCGTTTCTCGGTTCTCTCTTCCATCAGTTTGTGAAGATGCTCTTTCTCCTCCAGTGTAAGTTCTCTGACCTCCGCCCCGTACATCTGTTGCATAAACTCCTTGAAGTTCGCGAGCTGTCGCTTCTCCTCCGCCATCATTCACGCCTCCTGTCCGAATATTTTGTGTGCCTCCATCATAGCCCGCCCCGGCTGGATTGTCAACGGCGCTGCGCTGGTAGGCGGGGGAGCCGGGCAGAAAGAGGCCGCTTTTGGCTTCTTCGGCCGTCGGTAAGGTAACGGCCAGCGGATTGCCGCTGGCGTACCGGGCCATGTTCTGGCCTGCCTGGATATTGGCGGTGGCTCTCCGGGCAATGTCCTCGTTGCTCCCGATAGCCCTCCGGGTGGTTCTGATGTCGGATGCCGCATTGGAAATCGCCCCCGGCAGCTCCAGGCCGCCCTGGAGCACTCCGGCGGCCACCGCGCCCATGAGCGCACTCTGCCCGATCTCTCCCAGCGTGGCGTTGGGGGCGTCCGGGTCATAAATGGCCCGTTGCAAATAGGGTGTGAGGGCGGTGGAAAGGGCCTCCTCGCCGCCCTCGCCCGCAATACCCAGGGCCCGGCTGACCAGGGGGCTGGCCTTGACTGCCTCGGCAATCTGCTCCACCTTGCCGCCGCCCAGGCCGGGGATGCCGCCCGCGATGCCCTCAATGGCGGTCTCCAGGGCCCCGGAGGCCGCGCCGAAGGCCAGGGCCTGCCCGGATGTCGCCCCCTCCGCTTTGGCCTGGCTGGCCGCGTTGCCCGCCGCCTGGAGGCCGAACAGCGCCCGGCCCACGTTCTCCCCGCGGGAAATCGCCTGGGCGGCGTTGAGCCCCTTCCCTGCTGCGGACACGGCCTTGGACGCGCCGATACCGGGGAGCATCTGCACGATGGCCTGTCCGATGCCAGTTACATTCTCCGCCCCCTGACTGGGGCGGTATCGCTCACGGATGCTCTCCTCATAGTCCCGCGTGACGCTGTTCTCCAGGAAGGCGTCGGCGTTCCGCCCGGCCCACTCCGATACCGGATTGGGAGCCAGGCCACCAAGAGAACTAATCCCTTGCACTCCCTTATAGAAGCCGCTGCCGATGAAGTCCGTAACGCCCTCACCTGCACCGAGCAGGGCGGCGGCCGCCCGCTCGCTACCATACAGGAACGGGGAGCCCTCCACGCTCACCCCACCCGCCAGGAAGCCCCTCTCTCCCGCTTTGGGCAGGGTCAGGGCTTTCCCCTTGCTCTCAGGCAGCGCGGCGGGCGGCGCGGATTTTACCGTCCGCTGCGCCGGAGCGCGCCCCGCGCCGCTCCCTTGAGAAAACCCGCCTCGGTTTTCAGCCGCAGGAAGCTGGGACACGTATTCACTCCCGCCATAATACGAAGGCCCATATTCCTGATCGATTTCCCGCCGAGACGCCTCTGCCTTTCTCCGAAGAAATTCACTTGCCATCGTGACACCCTACGCTTTCCGATAAGTATATTTCCCGGTTCTCTCGTCGTAACTCTCAATAATTGCGCCCGTATCCACATAGTGCTCCAGTTCAGGATAGGTCAGGCGGCCAAAGCCGGGAACATGAATCCAGTCCGAGGCGGCTTCGTCCGTACGGTTCGTCACCTGCTCACTCCCAGCGGTGGGGCCGCCGCTCTTGGTGGGTTCCCATCCATACATAGCTGTGATCGCGGCGTCGAAGTACCCGTTGGAGCGAAGAACCGACAGCACCTCGTCACCGAAGTAACCGTTCTCCGCCAGCTTCTTCGCCTCAGAGAACGAAAGCTGATTGCCGCTCCTATCCTTTCCCCCACCTATGCTTCTGCCCCGGTTCGCCTGCTGGGCAAGCTGATTCTTATAATAGCTGCCCAGTGCGTTGGCATAATCTTGGGAATACCCCGATTGCTGGAGAAGTTCAGCCGGGGGCATGGTGCCGGTCTGGAGCATATTGTCCACCTGCGCCTGTGCCAGCTCTCTGAGCGCCTGCTCCCGCTCGTAGTTCTGCTGTTCGATGCTCTGCTGCTTCTCCCACTCATAGGGAATGTTGCTGGTGTCCCATCCACGGTCTGCCAGGCCGCCGTAGTCGCCCATTTCCGCCCGCAGAACCGCCTCGTTCAGCGCATCGGTACGCCGCTGGTTCTGAGACGACAGCTCGTCCAGGAACTGCCCGTAGCTGAAATTGCGGTCGGTGTTGTACTGGTTGAGCTGGTTAAGGTATTTGTCGTAGTCGCTCTGTTCCGCCCCCTGGACAACCCCCAGGTTGCTCAAATCCATGTTGTAGTCGTTCAGATACTGGTTGTAGGCCAGTTGGTAGAGGTCTGGAATCTTGTCGGTCAACTGGGCCGCGTAGTAGTTGGACGCCTGGTTGGCGGCGGCGTTGGCATAGGAGGAGGGGATTCCGCCGGAGGCGGCGGCCGCGGCGCCCAGGGCATCCGCCGTGGCCCGCTGGCCCTCCCTGGTGTACTGCTTGCGGTAGTTCTGGTAGAGGGGGTCGGTGGCCGGGTCGTAGGAGAAGTCCGGCCGATCCAGAAGCCCCGCGATCAAATCCTGTATGGTGTCGTCATAGCGGCTTTCATAGGTGGGGGCCGCCTCATACTCGAAGTTCCGGGGCGACATGGGGTCAAGGACAAAGCTGCCGCCATTCCCGCCCCCGGTGTATCCGCCCCAGGAGCTGCGCAGGGCGTCCGCCTGCCGGTGGGCCGCGGCCCTCGCTTCGTCGGTGGTGGCGTTCCGGTAGTCCTGCTTGGTTTTCAGGATGGACATGCCGAAATCCGGGTTCTGCTGGGCCATCGAAAGGTCGGCCTGGGAGAACTGGCCCCAAAGCCCGCTGTCCTGCGCCGACTTCCGGAACTGGTCATAGGTATATCTGCTTTTCGCCATAGGGCTCTCCTTTCTTATTGCCGCCCCGGCCTGCTCTTGAGCTCGCTGCCGGAATAGCTCTCCCGCACCAGGGAATAGAGCCGCCACCCGCCGGTGCCGGAAAAGCGGATGCGGAAGTGGTCGCTTCTGCGGGGGATGATGGGCAGGTAGAAGCTCCGCTTCACCGTGGCGGAGAGGGTGGTCACCTCCCGCCACTCCCCGTCGCTGTCAAACTGCATTTCGATTTTGACCGACGCCCCGGCGTCCAGCTCCATGCGTACCTGGAGCTTGGCGGTGCCCTTCTTGTTGGCGTCGCCCTCGGTGAAGTCGGCAAACTCCGCCATGCTCTCCACCGCGCCCTCTGGTGCGGCGTCCTCCGGCACGGTGCGGGTATTTCCGTTGAGCCACAGCCTGCCGTCCGCCCCCAGGAAGTACAGCTCCGCGTCCCACCCGAAGCCAACGGCCTCCAGACTGTCCTCCTTGTGCCACACGCCTTTTGGGGTGTCGTAGACAAAGAGGGTGTGCCCGCCTGTGCTGTCCTCCAGGGAGACGTAATACTTCACCCCGTCGCTGCCCGCCACGCCGTTGCGGTAGCGGTCTGTCCCGAAGGGGGCGGCGACGCTCTGCGGGATGCCGCCGGAATAGGCCACCACCCCCACCCGGCTCAGATAGTACAGCGTCTCCCCTGCAATGGCGAGACTGGCGTGGCTGCCCGCCTCCACCCCCAGGGACGCGCTGCTCATCACTTGGAAGTTGCTGGGCTTGTCCCCGTAGACCTTGTAGATCTGTTCCTCCTTGAAGAACACCGGGTAGCCCCGGTAGGCAAAGCATCCAGTAAAGTCCCCGGCGCTGCCCACGTCCACCGCATAGGAATCGGTGCTCACCCCGTCGAACACATTCCAGTTGAAAGGGTCGCCCAGCTTGGAGGCGTAGATGGTGTCGCCCTTGCAGCCCCACAGGCGGTTCTCGTTCTCGCACAGGAGGTCCAGCTCGGGCACCTCCCGCCTGACCGTCAGCTCCTCCGTGTCGCCGCCCTTGTTGATGGTGAAGGAGTTTTCATAGAACCGCAGATTGTCCCCATCAATCTCCCGGATGACAATGGTCTGGTTGTTGCTCTCGTGGGTCTTTGCCCCGGATATGGTCACCGCGTCCCCCACCTTGAAGATGGAATCCCAGTCGGCCCCGGAGGCGTAGATGGTGTTGGCCTCGGCCTCCTCTTCCGCGTAGGTGCCGTCCTGAATCTTCGCGCTCCCGCTCCAGCCTGCCTCCAGGCTGCCGAACTCCCCCGTCAGGCGGTTGTAATACGCCTTGTCGGGCAGGATGATGATGTAGGCCCCCAGGGCGGCAAACTGCTTGCGCCCGTCCGCAACGTCGCCCTTTTTCTCTCCTTCGGAATAGAAGCCCGTGCCGTCCACCCAGTACAGCCCGTCCTTTGCATACAGGCCGTTGGGTTTTGCCAGGGTCTCCACCAGATACCGGGGCCGCCGTGCGGAGAGCAGCGGGGCGAGGTCGCTGGTCAGGTTCTTCATGTCCCAAAGCGTCCCGTCTCCGGCGGCCAGCCGGTGGTCATAGCCTCCGAAGCGAGTCTGCCCATACTTACGGATGCCGTCGGCGTGTACCATATCCGGGAGCATGCTCACTCCTCCTTCACGTCCCCGCCGGGCTCCGTATCGCCGGACTGCTGGGAAGCCATCAGCTCCAGGGCCCGGCGCAGCGCCATCCGGCAGGCCGCGACCACGTCCACCGCGTCGCCCCGCACCGGAAGGGCCGCCAGCAAATTGTAGGCGTTATTGATTTCGTTCCGCGCGTCGTTCATACTTGTGCCTCCTTAGTCAAATTGAATTGAGAGAGTCCATCAGATCCAGGAAAATGCTCGCCCGCATCAGGTCGCCCCTGGCCGGGGCGCGGGGGGTAGAGACGGGCGGGTCCATCGCCCGGATCGCGTAGACCGCGTGCTCCACGATTTCAGCGGTAATCGGGTCTCCGGAATAGGCCCGTTCAAAGGCCCCGTACTCCGGTAGTCCCACATAAAGTCGGAAATCGTTGATTCGGTTGCAGAACTGGTTCCACTCATAGGCGGAGATCCGCACCGGACGCCCGGCCCGGATTACAGAAGACCAGCCCCAGTCGTCCGGCCTCTGCGCCGCCGGACTGTCCACCGTAACCGTATCAGAACCGGCCGGCCAGTACGTTCCATCCTTGACCCGCGTGTAGCCCCAAAAATCGTAGGTGCCGGGGTCGTAGCCCACCCACCGCCGGGCTGTGGAGGTGGAGCCCCCGGAGGCGGGGGCCCGCACACTGTCCACTACACCTGAAATACTGCTGGATGAGTGCGTAAACTGATACTTTGTGATGCCAGCCTCCACATAGCCGTTGGCCTGGTTAAAGGCAGAGCCCAGCCCCGTAATCCTCCAGCCAAACTCTTCCTCACCGTCGCTCAGGCTCAAACTTGCCATACTTCCGCCTCCTATGCGAACACGGCTTCCACGTCCAGCCCGTACACATTTGCGTTGCTGAAATCGACGCTGCCGCGTACAGTGGTGGACAGAAAATCCCACGTCGCCAAAGCGCCCGCAGGGGAGGAGAAATCGACGGATGGGGCGCTGCCTGCGAAATAGGAAATCTCCAGCATGTGGTATAGACTACCGTTATACTGACCATACATATTGAAGCTGCCGCCGCCCACCGCCTGCGGGTATACGCTGAACTCGTTGGCCTTGATGGTGGGGCTTCGGATCTCCGTGGAATCAATATAAGTCGATTTGATGTAATTGGGCAGCCGGTTTTTGTCGGCGATATCATAGGCATCCTGCGCGGTCTGCTCCACATGATCGAAGTCGTCCTGCAACCGGGAGCTGAAATCGTTGAATGTAATATGCCCGGACAGGTTTAGGTTTGTGGCGTCAATCTGCCCACCGTCGATGGTGAGGGTGTCCCCTGCCGCGTTGGTGATGGTCACCCCATTGGGAGCGATGCGCAGGGTTTGGCTTAGACCGGTCTCAAGGTCGCTGACCGACTGCGTGATGCCGTTCACGGTTACCGTGATGCGGGACAGGTCCCCCTCCGCGTTTGTCAACCGCACCTCCAGCGCCTTGGACGACTGCTGCAATGTGGAGACGTTCCCCTCCAGGTCGCTCACCTGGCTGGTCAAACTGGTGGAGGTTTGCTGTAGAACCGAAATGTTTCCCTCCGCATCCGTCATGCGGGAAATCAACTGCTCCGCGGTCACCGTCAGAGAGGACAGGTTTCCCTCCACGTCCTTGAGCTGGATATAAACCGGCTCCGTAATCAGGCCCGCAATCTCCTGAAAGGCGGTGTCGTTGAAGTTTTCCCGCCCAAGATTCGCCATTGAGTAGCGAAGCTGCTCCAGCAGCATGTATAGGTAATCGCTCACCATGCGGAACTTCTCATCCGTGCTCTGGTTCCCCATTAAATCCGGAAACCCGGTGTCCGCGCTCAGCAGATTACTCGGCATGTAATCACCCCACGATCTGGGCCAACAGATAGCCCACCACACCCGTAATGATAGCCGCCACAACTGCCTCCCACCGCTTGGACGGCTTCTCTTTCAAGGCGTTCAGGTCGGCCGACATTGAGGACAGCCGGTCGATGATATTGCCATACTGTGTGGTAACCGTGGCCATACCACGTTCCAGCTCACCCAGCCGATCATAGATTTTTTCGCGCGCAAGTGAGCTATGCTGCTTCTGTGCCTCTAACGCCCGCTCCAGTGCCTCCACGCGGGCGATGGACACACAATTTACCCCATTGATAGGGCAATCGTTTTCGGGCATACTCAGCCCTCCCTGTCGTCCTTTGGCTTGTGGTAGGTGAGGGCCTGTGCGCTATCCCCCAGCCCTTTAGTGGTTGGGTCGGTGGTAACACCCACCAGGGCCAGCACGCCAAATACGGCCGTGACCAGGGCAGTGAGCGCCTGCTGCCAGCTCCCGGCCTCGGCGGTGATGTCCACCCCAAAGAGCTGTGCCATACCCACCGCAAACGCGCCGAGCACGCCGATGAGCCCCGTCCAGAACGCGGGGCTCTTCAGTCTGACTTTCCAGTTGATCATGTCATGTACCTTCCTTTCTCAAAGCGAGGCCGCCCACTTGATGATGAGTGCCTGCACGTTTGCGGCGGAGTATACCCCGCCCTTCCAGTAATCCGGGCTGTTAATAAGCCCAGCGGCAGCCAGCTTGTCCACAGCGGCACCCAGTTCGGACACACCGGCCGTCTTTCCCCGGCACAGAGCCAAGAAGCCCTCCCAGGCCCCGGTGGTGGCCCGGATGGTCTTGGGGCAGTCCTTGCCGTTCCAGTGGGCATGCTGCACCACTCGGTCGATGGGGATACCGTGCTCCTCCATGAGCTGGCGCACCAGGCTGGCGGCATTGGCCTGAGCCTGGGCAAAATCGCCCCCGGCGTTGACGCAGATCTCGATGCCGATGCTGGTGGCGTTGCCCGGCCCGTCCTTGCCGTCCCCGGCATGGTAGGCCGTCTCGTAGTCGGGCAGGTGCTGGACAATGGCGTGGTCGTCCACGGTGTAGTGCCAGCTCACCAGAGCATCCTCCCCGGCGGCGCTGTCCAGATAGGCCCCGTGGGCCGCGGCGTCAGCGCCCTTAGCCGTGTTGCCGGTCTCATGGATGGTGATGTAGGTGTCCGGGTTGGTGTCCCTGCCCGGCCGGTTTTCACGCCCATCGGAGATGATATGCTCCTGGATGGCGAGGCCCGTGTCAGTGGCCCTCTGAGGGCCCTCCACGGCCTCCAGATAGGCCAGGGACACCCAGCCCTTGGTCGTCCTGCCCCAGCCGTCCCGGACCTCCAGCACGTCCACCACCGTGCCCATGGGGTACGCCCCCACCTTGCCGTAACTGGTGCCGGGGCCGCTTCGGATGTTGACGCCGATGCTGGGCGTCACTTTGTACTTGCCCATACTCTCCTCCTTGTCCGGCGGTGCCTGCCCCGCCTGCTTGAGATACACGCAAATCCAGTTGTGCACCTTGCGGCTGGCGGTGATGCGCTCTCCGCCAAAGTCGCACTGGCTGGAGCCGCCCCCATCCAGCATGACGGCGGAGGCCCAGCCCAGCCCGGCCAGCTCGTCCCGCAGAGTTTCCGGCGTGGCTGCATCGGCGCCATCCGAGGAGCAGTAGAGGGCCAGACTGCCACCCCGCAGGCCGATGGCGCTGCGGCCCCTCTTGCCTCCCTGGGCCGAGCCATAGGAGGGTTTATCCACTGGCTCGCCGGAGGAAATAAGGGCAGTCACCGCGATAAAGTTGGCCGCTCCCTCGTACTCGGAGGTCATGTGGATGTCCGGGCCCTTGTCCCAGGCGTAGCCCATCGGACGCCAGGGCGTGCCGGAGAGCATCGCCCCGCCCACCTTAAGCAGCGGGCAGGGGGTGCCGTCTGGGTTCCACATGCCGCCATTGAGCACGTAATGAGCCTTTGTTTCAGCCTTGACCTGAGAGAGCGTCTTGCGGCAGTTGGTGACTCTCAGCTCAATCCGCTCCACGGACGAGAGCGGGATGTATGTAATGAGCTTACTCATTTGATTCACATCCTTTTATCCAGCGATCCCGCTGTTGATTACTGTTCCGGGGCCAGTAGCCCGGCCAGCTCCTGGTACTCCTCCGGGGTGAGCCGGTCGGCGGCGAGATAGACATCCATCTTGTCCTGGAGGCCGTCGGTGCGGCCCCGGTCAATAAGCAGCTTGCAGAGATTAAATACCGTGTTCATGTCCTTCCCCTTCCTCAAACAGCATTGGTGGTGATTTCCAACATACAAAGTCGTTCCTCGTGCTCGGACAGCATGTCCAGAGTGATGTCCTCTGCGAGGGGCGGCTGGGGTTCCGGCTCCGGCTCTGGAGGCCGCTCAGTAGGCGTGATGCCCACCAGCTTGTCCCCCTCAATCTGGAGGTCACACCAGCCATAGGTCGCCCACACCGCGTCATGGAGGTGGGCGGGCACCTCTATGTAGTCATCCAGCCAGCAGGCGCTCCGCCCGCTCTGGCTCTGGATCGGGTGCTGGCCGGTTTCCAGCGGGTCAATTTGGATGATGGTCATAGATGGGCCTCCTTTCAGCCAATGGCAAGATAATAATACTTGTGTCTTTTGTCGTTTCTTTGGGAGTTAGCATGATGAGTGCTATACCACGTTATAGTCTTACCGTCTGAAGACTTCTTCGCATAACTGCTGTCCGGATCACCAAAGCCTCTATACTGCTTAAACTGTGTCGTTAAAGCTCCTGTGTATATAGAATAGTAATTATTGGATGTGTCCCCTAAATTACTGGTGAAAAAACCACTATCCAGTGTTTCTTGCCAACCAATAATAAGCAACTTGGGGGCAAAGTCAAACGTCAGTGATGTCGGGTTACTGCTCCCCCATCCGGTTCCACTGTTATAATCCCCCGTCCCTACATAGCTCCCCGTGGCAACCCTTGCCCCCGCGTGCTCGTCCACGTACTGCTTATTTGCGGCACTATTGGATGCCGTTGGTGCGGACAACCCTATCAGCTCAACTGTTCCGCCAATCGAGCCGCCACTGAACCCGCCGGAAGCATTAGCCACCAATTCAAGCCGACTTGCAGATGAGGGAGATAGTTCTATCGAATTGCTGCCATAGCCAAATTCAATCCCTGATCTAATTTCGAGGACGCCCTCAACTGTTCCTCCGCTCAGCGGCAAGAATGGAGCACTTTGCATACCAGCCAGAGCGGTGTTAAACTCCTCTTCGGTTCCGGTATATCCTTTCTCTTTTGCCGCCTGATAGGCGGACTTTCCAGGTGCACCATCCTTGCCGTCTGCCCCTGGAGCTCCGTCCTTGCCGGGCAGCCCCACCCCGGCAACTTTTTTGCCGTTTACAATGATGGCCATGTTACACCTCCACCCATTGCCACATGCCGATGCTGGCGACCGCGGTGGTGTACTTGTCAAAGTCGATTCTTTTCATACTGATTCGTCACTTCCTCTTTCTTAGAAGGCTTGCCTATTCTCTTCCAGGATGCTATAATGACTTCGCGGACCAACATTTTTACCCCCTCACCTTTCATTGGTCCATGCCACCCCCTCCGACGGGGGTGGCTTTTTATGTCTCCAAGAAGGTGGTGCGTGTAGTTATCTACTTTAGTTGATGCTCCCGCCGCTGTGCATACCACCTGAGCTAAAAATCAGAAAATCTCCTGTTATTCGGTATGTCTGGCCGCCATCAGAGGATGTGCCAAGTGCCTCCGCTCCACCCTCTACAGCGATTTTCCCTCCTGCCGATAGAGGGGTAATTAAGAGAATCGCCCCTTTAGGGCAGCGCATATTCCCAATCTCAGGGAGTCCGTCCCCTTCTAGCGACAGATAGTAGGTCTTACCCGTTGGGTAGGCTAATGGCCCATCTACCCGTACTGGGTGGCCCAGCTTACAGGTAACCTGTACGTCACCGTCCGATACCGCCAAAGCATTCGGCGGGGTGAGGCGCGTGATATATCCCGCATATTGACGAAATGGGAGCCCCGCGGCCACAGTCCCCCCCTGCGCCTCAATTGCTTTCCGAATTGCCTCTTTCGTCTCCTGTAAATAGGTTAGCTTATCCGCAGCAGTGCCCACATCACACCACCTCCCCGTTGATGGCATCCAGCATGGCATTGATGTCACCAACCAAGCCATCCACATACTGCTTGTTGGCGGCGTGGTTTTCGCTGGTCGGCAGCCCGCTTAAAGTGAGAGGCCCCGTCATAGTCCCGCCAGTCAAAGGGAGGTATTCGCCTCCGCCCTTCCCCGCCAGCTCGTCTATGGCCTCTTGTACGTTGGTAGCCTCCAGGCCGCTGCCCGTGTTGCTGTAGCCCACATATTCGGCGGAGAGGTCGCCGCCCTCTCCGTCTTCGGTTACTTCGATGGTGTAGGGGCCGTCGCCCAGGCTCTCCCCCATCTGCATCGTGCCGCCGCCGGAAACAGTGACGGCGTCCGGTGTATCCAATGTCAGAGTGTTTCCCTGTTGAGTCGCTTTCACCCGTGTGCCGCCCTGAATGGTCAGAGCGTTTACACCGTTTATTGTTGCATCCTTACCGGGTGCCCCATCTGCTCCGTCCGGGCCAGCGGGCCCATCTTGTCCCGGATCCCCCTTCGGGCCGGTCGGCCCAGCAGGCCCTTCCGGGCCCTGTGGGCCTTGTGCTCCATCCGCCCCGGCCTCTCCGGGATCACCTTTGGGCCCCTGGGGGCCCGTGGGGCCAGCCGGGCCAGAAGGCCCCTGTTCGCCCGGTGCCCCGGCTGGGCCGGGGGAACCTGGCGCGCCGTCTGCTCCGGCGGGGCCTGTCAGCTCTCCGGATTCATACTTCTCCTGGAAGGTCTGTCCGTCGGTGAAGGTCACAAGACTGGCGGTGTAATCTCCCTTGGCCGGTTTCACCGCTCCTGTCCGGTTGTTGAAGGAGGTCACACCGCCGCCCGCCGCGTCCTGGGCCCGTGCAGACCAGTATTTGGCGTTGTTGGTGTCCTCCCCTTCCCGCGTTCCGGTTCCGCCCACCGCCCAGCTCTCCGCCTCCGTGGCGGATGCCGCGGCATTTTCCTCCGCCTGACCGATGGATGCGGCGCTGGCGGCAGCCGCTTCCGCGCTCTTCTCCGCCGCGGCAGCCTTTTGCCCGGCCAGCTCCGCGCTGGCCGCAGCCTCTCCGGCGGAATCACTTGCATTTCCAGCCGCCGCCTCTGCGCCGTTCTTGGCGCTGACTGCGGTTTCCTTCGCACTCACCGCTGTCTCCGAAGCCGTGACCGCGGAATCTCTCGCCGCCTCTGCGGCTGTCTTTGCAGATTCCGCCGCCGTCCGTGCAGTCTCCGCCTTGCCCTGGGCCATAACCGCAGCGTCTCTGGAGGCCGCCGCCCCCTCTGCGCTCTTGCCTGCCTGGGCCGCGCTTTCGGAAGCCTGGGATGCACTTCCCGCCGCCGCTACCGCGCTCGCGCCTGCATCTTCCGCTTTTTGCGACGCCGTGGAGGCGCTGCCCGCTGCTGCCAATGCGCTTTCCTCTGCGGCATCCGCATCTCCGGCCGCCTGGGCCGCGGCCGCCTCTGCCGCCTTGCGCGCGGCTTCTGCCGCTGTGGCCGAATCCGATACCGCCTTTTGAGCAGCTTCCGCTGCCTCCGCGCTTTTCGCCGCATCTTCTGCGCTGCCCGCCGCCGCCGCGGCGCTGTCCACGGCCTTCCCTGCTTCCTGCCGCGCCGTGGCGGCGCTCTCCTGGGCAGAAGCCGCCGATTCCTGCGCTTCGCTCTTTGCTGCCTCTGCGGCGTCTCTCGCGCTCTCCGCTCCCGTCTTCGCGGCTGCGGCATTCTGCGCATCCTGCGCCGCAGCCGCGGCGCTCTTTCCTGCGGCTGCCGCCTGCTCAGCCGCAGAGGCCGCGGCGGTTTCCGCACCCGTCCGGGCCGACTCGGCGGCTTCCTGCGCCGCTTCCGCACCCGCCTGTGCTGTTTCCGCCGCCTCCTTTGCGGCGGTAGCCTGTTCGAGCACCTCTGTGACGACCTCTCCCTGGAGCGCATTGATATCCATGAGTTCGAGCCATTCGTCCGCGTCCTCATATTTCCATTCCAGAGTCTTGGTGTCCTCGTTGTAGCGGAGCTGCACCTTGTCGCCCTTCAACGTCTCCAGCCACTCCGCCTCCGTGCCCTTGAATCCGTGCTTAACGGCGATTCCGTAGGCGGTGATATAGTAGCCGCGCCAGCGCTTTCCCTGTTCGTTACACTCCATAGTAGACCTCCCCGTGGGTGTCCGCCGGGCTGTAGGTCAGGGCGAACCACCGGATAAACTCGCCGAAAAAGGCGTTAAACATCTGCATCGTGTTCTGGTACTTTTCATACTCCCCGTTGGCGTAGTCCACACGGGCCTCCAGATAGGCCGGATAGAGCTTGTCGTGGGGCGGCTGTACCAGGAGCTCCGCGTCCTTGTCCTGCTCGTAGGAATAGGTGATGACCTCCTCGCTGGCAAACAGAAGCACCTCCGTCTGCACCATTCCCTCCACCTCATTGAGCCACCGGGTCTTTTCCTCGTTGGAAAAGGCGTTCGGCTTGACCTCGTCCACCGCCTGTATCACCTGTGATACGGTCATGTTATCCCTCCTATCTGAAAGCCGGGCGGCGGATTTGCCGCCGCCCGGCCTTTGTACTGTCAGCCGCCGATAAGTTGAGTGCCGCCCGTCACGCCGCCCACCGCGGCGAAGCGCCAGTCGTTAAAACCAGCAGTGAACCGGGCGCGGCCCTTCCACACGTTGGCGTCGTTGCCGGGGTCAATCTCACTGCGCACGTTGAGCTGCACGCGGTCAAACCACATGGCACCACCGTACTGCTCGTTGTACCGGCTGTCCAGCAGCACCCAGGGAGACGTATCGGCGGTAATGAACTGGTTGAGGTAGGGCCAGATGATCACCGACCACCGGCCATACTGATAGTTAAAGCCGTTGTTGGAGGTGGTGGGGTCCTTGTCCGCGCCGATGGCGGCGAACACGTCCTTCTTGAGCTTGTAGTTGTTTGGGATCAGAATAGTGTCGGGGGCCACGTCCAGAATCTCGCCGTTGTCCCCCCGGAAGTCCTGCATGGCCGTCTCCATAGCGCCGAGGGCGTCGTTGGAGAAGGCGTCCGCAAACTGGTTGGACTGGGTACCCTTGTTGCGCTCCAGGGCGGAGGGGTGGGCCTTGTCGAACAGGGCCTTGCCGTCCGCGCCCTTGGCGTCAAAGGTGCGGCCGTGGAAGCTTACAGAAGTCTTGCCCGTGATGGCCGCGCCGTACAGGGCCGCGCCGAACTTCTCCCGGGTGCGGTAATACCCGGCGATAAACTGGGCGGGCCGCTTGCGCAGATCCATCAGCTTTGCGTCCTCCACAATCTCCTGGGACATGGAGAAGGAGTCCTTCCAGGTCATGTGCTCCAGGGTTTTGTCGAAGCCCTCCTGCATGCTGTCCAGGGGATAGGTTCCGTTCTCTCCCACGGGCTGGAAGCCCTCCATGGCGGTCATGGTGCCCATCTTCTCGGCCCATTTGTTGGAGTTCTCCATATTGAACAGCTCCTTGAGCATGCTCTGCTGCTCGAACGCCTCGCCCCGCTTCTCCAGGAACATGCGGATCGGGGCCTGGGACTTACCAAAAATGCTGTCCTGGAGGCCGGAGCCTTCGGTAAACGTAATACCAGCCATATATCTTCTCTCCCTTCTGTTAACCGCCGCTCTGCGTGATGTTCACCACGGCGGGGAACCGGACGCGCACCCGGTCGGATGCGGCGGTGCCGTCCATTCCAACCACCTCGGCCACGCCGTTCGTCTTGGTGGCGGTGACCTGTAGGCCGTCGGTGTGCAGCGTCACCTTGTCGCCCAGCTTGATGGCCGATGCGTCGGCCTGGAAGGTGGTCTCAAACATCATATCGGGCAGCACCCGCAGCACGGGGATGATGTCTCCCGCGGTGCAGGCCGTTTCCTTCTCTACCATGCTGATGTAGGTGGGGGTAGTGGTGCCGCTGGCCACCGCCAGATTGCCCCCTGTCTGTGTCAGGGCCATACCCACTTTAGGGGTGATGGCTCCTGCGGGCAGGTACTCGATGCCGGGGATTCTGCCCCCGTCTACCTGCTGAATGAGAAATGCCATTTTATTGCTCCTTTCGGCTGTTCTTCATGTAGCTTTGATAGTGCTTCTGGATCTCCTCTTTGGTCGCGCCGGGGTTCAGGGCCCGGTACTCCTCAAGGACGCTGTCGGGCACGGGGATCGCCCCGCCGCCGCGGCTCTCGGTGGCTTTCAGGTGCTGCTTACTCTGCACGGAGTTGATGGCCGCCTTCCGGCTGGCCTCCGCGGCCCGCTGGGTCAGCGTGTCATAGTTCGCCAGACGGTAGGCGTCCAGGATGGAGTAGCCCCGCTTGACCATGTCGTACAGCTTGGGATAAGTGTCCAGCTTCGCCAGATCACCCAGCTCCTTGACCGTGGGGTCGATGGCCTGAATCTGCCGGAGCTGCTCGTCCACCCTTGCCTTTGCCTCCTGCTCTCTGGCCTGCCTTGCGGCGGCCTCCGCCTCGGCTTTGGCCTGCCGGGCCGCCCGCACCTCCGGGAGGCCCTGGACAAACGCCTGGAACTCCTCCTGGGTAATGCCCGCCTTCTCCATGAGCTTGGCCTTCTGGTCGGCCTCGAATCGCTCCCGGTATGCCTCATACTCCGCTCTGGTGGTGATGGGCTGCCCGGTGTACGGGTTCATCAGCCCCGAGTTCTTGAAAAACTCATCCACCTGCTTCTGCGCGTCCTCTTTGGCCTGGGCAATGGCGGCGTCCCGCTCCGCCTCCGCCTTGCGGCGGGCTGCGGCAAACTGTGCGTCGCGGTCGGTTTTGGGTTCCTGCTCCGGCGCCTCCGTCTGAGGCTGTTCGGACTCTTCCGTTTCCTCTACGGCAGGGGCGGCGGCCTCCTGCTCTTCTGCGCCTTGTGCGGCGGCTGTAGTGGTGTCATTTTCCGACGGTTCGGCGGCCTCCGTCTCTTCTGCGCCTGTGGTAGTCTCCGGCACCTCTACATCAAACACCGCGCCGTAGTTGATTTCCATGTGTGTGTTCTCCTTTCACCCTATTACTTGCCCGTTCTCAGGTCGTTGCCCTTCTTGGCTGTGCCGTTCCCCTTCTTTCCCGTGGCGGGGTTGGGGGCGGTGACCTTCTGCACACCGCTGTGGCTGACCTTGCCGATGTATCCGTTCGCCATACTGCGCACCTCCTTTCTCCTGGATTTGCCATTTCTTCGCTGTTGGCGTGCGCTTGATTTTATGCCATATAGGTGGCCCTTGCTGCCGGGATCCCCCCGTCCTGCGCGGCCTCGGCCGCATCCTGCTTGGCTCGGGAGACCGTCTCCTGTACCGCCTGCATCTGCATTTGCTGTTGCTGCATTGCCATCTGCTGCTGCATCATGGCCTGCTGCTGTTGATACTCCTGCTCCAGATAGGTCTTGGTGTCGCCCGCGCCCGGATAGTGCAGCAGCTCCATCTTCGTCCAAAAAAGGATCAGGGTCTTGAGGTTGGTCGGGTCGCCGAACGCCCCGGTCTGGAGGTTCATCCGCGTCTCCTGCCACATGGCCTCCCGGTTGTTGGCAAGGGGGGCGGATGTGTCGCAGGAAAAGAGGAAATCGTCAATCCACCGCCACTCCCCCGTCTCGTCCTGCTCCAGGAAGTCGTAGCGGTTGAACTGCCGGTACTCGGCCCGGCCTTCGATGTCGTGGGAGACCACAGGCCGCGGCTCGTCGGCGTAGGCCAGCTTAAACTTGAACATGGCCTCAAAGAGCGCCGCGTAGGCCGCATTCTTCATGACCCGTTTTGACTCCAGCCGTCCGGCGGCCTGGGCAGCGGAGAACTCCTTGGCCGTCCCGCTGGTGGCGGTGGAATCCTTGCGGCCCTGGAAGGAATCGGTGATTCCGATGACCTGCCGCGCCTCCTCGTATACCTGCGCCAGATAGGCCATGTCCTGCTCAATATCCCCCTGGAGGTCGTACACGTCCAGATAGGACTTGTCCGCCGGGCTGGAGAGATAGATCTTCTTCATGTCCTCCTCGTCGTAGCGGATCTTGGCGTCGTTGGGGAGGCTGATGTAACTGCCCGATTTAGTGAGCTTGTCTATAATCTTGGCCTCGATGCGGTTGGTGGTGTTCTGCTGGTCGGCAATCTTGTCCAGATCGCTGTCCCCCAGGAACCTGCCGTACACGCTCACATTTTTTTGGAGGATAACCGGGTAGATGTCCGGCTTGTAGAAGGGAATCCGGGTCGGCTCCTGCACCACCGCCACCACGGGCAAGCCCAGCTCGTCCACTGTATCGGTGACAACCTCCACCGGCCGCGCCCCCGGAATCTCGGTGCCGTCGCTGCGGGGTATGGGGACATAGACCTCCTCGTACTCCTCCTTGGCCTCCTCCCACTTGTCGCCGCCGCAGTAGGGGCAGACCTTCCGCTTGCCCCGCCGCCCGGTGGGCGTGCCGTCCGGCCCCGCGCCCGCCCCGTCGGGGGTCATGCCGGGCAGCAGCCCCTTGTCCGCCGGGGCATCCACCGGCTCAGCCTCCAGGGGTTCCACCGCGCCGCACCGGGCGCACCGGCGCAGCCGCCGGGCCTGATAGTCCTCCAAGTCCTCCAGCGCCGTGTCGTTCACCCAGGAAAACAGGCCAATCCCCCCGTCCGGGTTGCGGTAGTAGGCCACATACTGGGTCACCATGTCGTCCGCCGTGCCCTCGCCGCTGCCGCCCTTGACGTCCGGCTCCTCCTCTGCCTCCTCAGACACGTCCACGCCGTAGGTGCGCTTGATGTACCCCTTGGTCTGCGGAATTTTGAGAATGATGTAGTCCATATCCTCTACGCCGGTGTAAACCCCGGCCTGGGGGATGATCTGCTTTGGGTGGAGGGTGGAGACGGCCAGCTCTCCCACGGTGGCGCTTCCCGCCTTGCTGTTATCCCACTCCACCAAAAAGGCCCCGCCGCCCTGGATGGGGATGGTGCGCTCCATGATGTCGTTCATCTGCTCAAAGGGCAGCCGGTCCAACTCGTTGCGGAGCATGTCCTCGATGAGCTTGGCCCGCCACTCGTCCTCTCTGCGCCGGGGCGTGACCTTGGGCTGGGGGATGTTGCTGTCCACCTGGCTCTCGATCATCTCGGCGCACAGGTTGCGCACGTGGGGGGTCTCCTTCTTCCGGGCGGTACAAACGATGGGCCGGATGCGGCTGCAGCCCTGGTACAGCTCCTCCCGCCCGTCCATTTTGGACAGCTCCGGCTCATATGCCGCGTTGGCCCGCCCGAGCCTGTCCTGCCACAGCCGCAGCCGGTCTTTGTCTCTCTTTTTCATCGTTTGGGCTCCCCCCATTTCTTGATCAGGTATTCCCGCTCCTCCGGGCCTGCGTTGTTATAGTCCTCCCACATGGAGTCGTCCCACACCGCGCCGCCAGCCTTCCGGCCGGCCTCCACGGTGTATCTCTGCTGCGGGCGGATGTGGTGGGCAATTGCCAGGGCCATAACGCAGTCGTCGTGCGCGCCCTCCTCGGCCCTTGGCTTGTAGTCCTCGCCCCGCACAAAGGTGAGCATCTCCTGCAACGTGGTCTCGTCGGACACGATGGTAATGTCCTCCCGCACGGCCCGGATCAGCTCGGAGAGGATGACCGGGCGTGTTTTTGTCGATGTCCAGAAACCGAACGACCGCTTGATGCCGTGGGTGTAGTCGTCCAGCACCTCCCGGACGTACTGGTTGGGATAGCCCAGCCGCTCCAGCGTCAGGATAGGGTAGGTACTCCAGTTGGCCTCCACACCCACCAGCGCGGTGTTGTACCACATGCCCAGGCAATACACCTGCATGGAGTACAGATCCTCGTCGGTCTGGTGTCGGAGGACGGCCACCTGTTCCCCGGTGCAGTTGTCCAGCACCTGGGCCACAAAGCTGTCCGAGCCGTCCCCGGCGGTGTCTCCGCCGACCACATAGGGCACGCCCGCCTCCGGCGCCCGGTAGACCTTGATAAAGCCCCCCGGGTCGTCCACCCACCGGATACCGGATACCGCCCGCCCGTCGTAGTCATAGGCGAAATACCCCACCCGCACCGGCTGGATGTGCTCCAGCAGCCGGGCGGTCACGGCCTTGGCATCAAATACGGTCTTTCCGGTGACGCCCCACTGGCCCAGGCAGTAGACCATGTAATAATACTCGTCTGTGTCGCGGAACGCCTCTAGCGTCCGCACCGCCTCCTGGGTGAGAAAGCGGTTGTCCCTGTAGGTGGACTCGTGCACCGTGGCCCGGGAGTCGCTCCGATCGAAGAACCGCCCCTTGAGCCAGTGTGTAATGCTGATCGGGTTGAATGTGAGAATCATCTGGAGGTAGTAGGGGCACTGTGTCCGCAGGCGGATGTCCAACTGGTTAAAGTCGGCCTCCAGCAGCTCCGACGCCTCCTCAATCCAGATCCCGGTGATGTCATAGATGGATTTGAGCTTTTCGACGTCATCCAATCCGGCAAAGAGTATCTCGGAGCCGTTGGGAAATACGATGCGCAGCTCTCCCCGGTTGACCACGGCCCCGCTGTCGGGATAGTGCTCGGAAATCTGCCCACGGAGCTGTGCAAAGCAGCTCTCCCGCAGCGTCCGCGCCACCTTGCGGCACACCAAGAACCGGTGGCCCGGCTCGGAAACGCAGCGCTCCAGCACCTTGCGCCCGGCGAAGATGGACTTGCCAGAGCCGCCTCCGCCCTTGAGCACCAGATAGCGGCTTTCGCAGGAAAACAGCGGCATAAAAGTGTCGTTGCTGGTGTCCCTGAGATGGTTGTACCAGACGGCCAACCGGGCCAGCTCGTTAGTTGTCAATCGTCCTCGCCGCCTCTCTGATGGCCGCCAGCTTGTCGGACAGGGTCATTTCATCAGCCTGGGCCACAGTCTCCGCCTTCTCCTGGGGCTTGTCCCTCCACCTGTCCGGCCGCCTGTTTTTCAGCCAGAAAATCTGCGCCGCCGTGTCTGGTATGACCTGCTTCACGGTCTGGATGACCTTCCGGCCGTCCTTTTCGCTGATCTCCGCCCGCTCCTCCATGTACTCATAGCCCAAGGCCCGTTTTAAGAGGGCGTTTTCCACCTGGATATCCACGATTTCCTTGCCCTTTTTTAGGGCCTCGGAAATCTCGGGATGCTTATTCTTCCAATCGTACAAGGTTGCGGGGTTTATTCCCATTTTTTCGGCAAGCTGCTCGTCTGTCAGCCCATCCCGAGCCCAGCCCTCCAGCAGCAGGAGCCCGTCCGGCTCCAGCCACCGCTGATATTTGCCTTTTGCCACAACGGGCTCACCACCTCTCGCCTAAGTAGAGTCTTCCGATCCTCCTCCGTCTCCCCCAACGCGCCCTCTCTTTTTCTTTCTTTTCTGGGGGATTATAGGGGGTAATAGATAGGGGGTTAT